ACAAACTCGCATGTCAAAGCCTGCCCAACTTGTTGGAACCCTAGTCATCCACAATTACGATTAGGAGAGTTGCCAATAAACGATCCCGAGGCACTACGTAACCCCCGCCCAGATCAAGGTTTAACAGCAAGCAGAAACTTCCAAGGTGGCTGGAACCCTGTAGGATTAGCCGATCCTTTCAATCTAATGCCAAATAGGTTAGTTGGTAGTGGATCAATAGGAACAGTAACAGTAGTAACAAATTAGGAGCATGTTTTATGGCTAAAAAACTAAACAAAGGACTAACAGAATTAAAAAAAGAACGCCCTGCTGTTGTTAAAGCTATGGGCTATCAAAAAGGTGGTATGGCTAAAAAAGGTTATGCTAGTGGTGGCAAAGTAAAAATTCGCGGTACTGGCGCGGCCACGCAAGGTATATTTGCCAGAGGGCCGATGGGGTAAATCATGAATTATACTGCGTTAACAACTAATATACAGGATATCTGCGAAACTACTTTCACTGCGGATGTGTTAGCTATGTTTACGCAACAAGCTGAAGAAAAGATATACAATTCGGTGCAGATTCCTGCACTTCGCAGAAATGTTGTAGGCACTATATCTGGCAGTAACAAATACCTTAGTGTACCTACGGACTTTTTGTATTCCTATTCTTTAGCAGTTATAAGCGCAGGAGATGTATATACGTATCTAATTAACAAAGATGTTAACTTTATGCGTGAAGCGTACCCTAACCCTAGTGACAAAGGTGTTCCGAAACATTATGCGTATTTTGATGACGATACGTTTATTCTCGGACCAACCCCGGAAACGAGTTACAGTACAGAACTGCATTACGGGTACTATCCAGAATCTATAGTCACCGCTGGGACTACATGGTTAGGCGAAAACTTTGATTCTGCGCTGCTAAACGGTGCTTTAATAGAAGCAATACGTTTTATGAAGGGGGAACCCGATGTAGTTGCAATGTATGAATCATTGTATGCACAGTCGATAACCTTGTTAAAAAATCTTGGGGATGGTAAGCTGCGTGAAGACGCGTATCGTTCTGGTCAAGTTCGTACTACAGTAAGCTAGGAGATAAGAAATGGCTTTTTCGGGAAACTTTATGTGTACTTCGTTTAAGAAGGCACTACTTGACGGTGAAATGGACTTTAGCGCCAACACCAACGATACGTTTAAAATTGCACTATACACAAACTCTGCCTCGTTAACAGCGGCCACCAATGGCTATGCAAATAGTACTGGAGGAGAAGTGGCTAACGGAAATGGTTATGATACAGCCGGTAAAACACTATCAATCAGTCAAGTACCTACATCTACGGGTACGGGTACAACTGTGTTTCTTAGTTTTGCCACGATCAACTGGACCTCTTCGACCATTACCGCACGAGGTGCTTTGATTTACCGTTCTAGTGGAGCAAATACTAATAACGCGGTCGCCGTGTTGGATTTCTTGGCTAATAAGTCTTCGTCAAATGGTACGTTTGAAATTCAGTTCCCGACTAACAACGCTACAAGTGCTATCATCCGTATCGAAACACCTTCATAATATCATAGGGGGTAGCTGTAATGGCTTTTAAATTAGCAAATAGAGCCTTTGTACTAACGGCTACGACAGGTACAGGTTCAATAGCTCTAGGTTCTGTAGTTGCAGGATATCAATCGTTTTCGGCTGCAGGCATAACAAACGGTGACACTGTACGGTATACAATAGAAGACGGTACTAATTGGGAAATTGGCACTGGTACTTTAAGTAACTCTGTTGGAACTATGTCGCGCAGCGTTATAGATAGTTCCAGTGGGGGCAGTGCATTAACGTTGTCTGGTAACGCAAAAGTCTTTTTGACCGCCGCTGCTAATGATATTTTAGTAGAAGTTGTAGAGGACACTTCTCCCCAGCTTGGTGGTAATTTAGACGTTCAAGCTCGGGAGATAACCACGAGTACCAGCAATGGAAATGTAAAAATAACGCCTAATGGCTCGGGCGTTGTCGAAGTAAAAGGCGCAGGCGGCAACGACGGCACATTACAGCTAAACTGTTCAGCCAACTCTCACGGTGTGAAAATTAAATCTCCTCCGCACTCTGCATCAGCTTCGTACACGCTTACATTGCCGAATGATGATGGCTCTGCCAATGAGGTGCTTAAAACAGATGGCAGTGGCAATTTGGATTGGGTCGCGCAATCGGTTGCAGATGGTGCGGTTACTACAGCTAAAATTGCAGATAATGCCGTCACAACAGCTAAAATAAATGCTGACGCTATTACCAATGCTAAAATGGCTGATAATAGCGTTGATAGTGATCAGTATGTTGACGGTTCGATTGACACCGTACACATTGCAGATTCTCAAATAACGACAGCAAAAATAAATTCTGACGCTGTTACAAATGCCAAGCTTGCTGATAATTCTGTTGACAGTGAGCAGTATGTTGACGGCTCAATTGATACAGCACACATTGCTAATTTGAATGTCACGCAAGCAAAAATGGCTGCGCAAGCAATTAATGAAAGTAAATTGCAAGTTAGCAACAATCCCGTGAACGGCTATGCGCTAACTGCGCAGTCGGGAAACACTGGCGGCTTAACGTGGGCGGCGGCGTCAGGCGGTGCTTCTGCATCAGCGGACCTCTATATTGCCAACCCTGTTTCAGCCACAAATCCCACGGCGGCGGGGGCTAATGCGGTAAGTATTGGCAGTGGTGCGTCAGCGGGTGGTTCTGGGTCGATCAGTATTGGGAAAAGCAGTTCAGCCTCTACATTAGAGGCCACGGCGATTGGGCAGCAAAGTTTGGCGTCGGGTGTTAGTTCGATGGCTGCAGGGTATCATTCTGTCGCAAGTAGCGCTCAATCAATAGCAGGGCCAGCTAGCCGTGCTTCTGGTACAAACAGTGTTGCATTCGGTATTAGCACCAACTCAGCCAGCTACGGAGCTACTGGTACTAGTACGGTTAGCCTTGGGACAACGGCAAAATCCACGGCAACAGGGGCGTTTTCGGGGGGATATGGGGCAACGGCTGGAGGTTTTTATTCTGCCGCGATCGGGTTCTACGCTACCGCGAACGGCTATGGATCAACTGCGCTTGGGGTAGAGTCAAAAGCCCCCAAAGATTATTCGTTTTCGTCAGGGAAACACAGTCAAACAGCAGTCGAAGGGTCGCGCGTACATGGCGCAGGAATATTTGCCGCGCCAGGTGACCAGCAATCTGGTTTATATTTGCTTGCCGCGTCTACAACAAACGCAACACCAAAGGTTTTATCTGCGAATCAGGCCACTGCGGCGCAGGACACTCAGCTTGCGATTAAAAGCAATCAGGTAATTACGTTCCACGGCACGGTAGTCGCTACACAAAATGGCGTGCAATCGGTAGCTGGGTGGGAAATCAAAGGATTGCTGCAAAATGACGGCGGCACAACAACACTGGTCAATAGTGCAATCACGGTAATAAATAATGCATCGAATTGGGGACTAGCACTAACTGCTAATAACACCCTTGATTGTATGGCTATCACAGTCACCGGAGAAGCGTCTCATAATATCCGCTGGTTAGCTTCTATTAACACATCAGAAATCACCTATGCTTAGAGGAAAAAATAATGGCAATATCGAATAACATTACACAAGAAAATTCACAGTACGGAGTTGCTTTCAACGGAGCTTACTACCGCATTGTCACGGCAGCGGTATCACGGCAACGCGGGTCCGACCCTAAATTCAGCGTCATGATTGACCTGTCCGCATATGCGACAGCAACACCAACTGATGACAATCGTGAGGTAGACTTCAAACGCTACAACGCTAATCTGACAGACATCGAAGCAGCATCTGGTGCTACGTTCACAGCAAAATGTTACGCTTGGGTTATGGCACAGGCTGATATGTCTGGCAGCACAGCGGTTTAGGAGAACAATATGAGCCTCACGATAAATCACCAGACCAACGATATCTCAGCCACCAGTGGCTCGGTCACTCTTGATGGAAATGCCGTAGGCGGTTCATCTGACTATGTACATATTAGTACACAAACAGTTAGCAGTGCTACAGCGCAAGTTGAATTTGATTTGAGCAGTTCCTCTTATGGTAGTTATTATATATTTGCACATGATTGTGCTTTTAGTGCGGCCCCTTCAAACGAGTATTGTTTATATTTCGTTTTTTATAATGGTGCATACAACAGTGGTTCTATTTCAACTAACAGAATGAGCCTTCAGTATCAAAGAGGGACAGAGAGCGCTAGTAGTATAGCAACCGCTGCGTCTTGGGCATATAACACTACCATGCGATCAGGCACCACCCCAACTACATCGACAAGGTTTGGCTTTAGTGGAGTGATTGGTGGACGGACTAATAGCCCAGTTGATCTTAATGGTTACTTTGTTACCGGAACTAGTTCGTCTGCCGCACCTAGACTCCGTAGTATTGCGCCAAACACCAGTGGCAATATGACATATATGATAGTCAAACCTTCCACTACAAGTTTTGCTGCAGGCAAATTCGCACTCTATGGATTAAAGGACGCATAAATGAAAAAATTAGTAAACAATGTTAGCCTTGAAATGACTGCGCATGAGATTGAAGAGCATGAAGCGGCAACGCCGACCGCTTTGCTCGAGGCTTACGCACGGGATCGTCGTGACTTACTGCTATCCCAAACTGATTGGATGGCTAATAGTGATGTTACCATGTCAGACGCATGGCGCACTTACCGTCAGGCGCTGCGTGATGTGCCGAGCCAATTGCCGGGCGCAGTGACGTGGCCGAGTGAGCCTAGCTAATGGACAAGCGTACAGTCAGCAGCGCTCACCAGCGCATCGATGGGATAGACAACAGGTTGGTGGCCCTTGAAGTGCGGCTCGAGGCTCGTTGGCTGGAGCAGCTTCACAGGATGAAGCGCACCGAAGGCATACTCTTGGCGTCAGCAGCGGCTACAATTGCACTATTGCTAAAGCTCGTAGTGGATTGATCCACGTCTTTGTCCTGGTGC